GACTGTATAGATAGCCGCGTCACTGTTAAGATGACGAACATAGAAAGGAGTAACATCCCACCCTTCATAGTAGTCGCCACCGCAGGATTCGCGGAACGGCCCCACACAGTAAGACTTGTCGTGATTAACGATCAGTCCTGCTTGCGACAAGATCATGCATAAGTCACTATACTCTTCACAGGGTACAATGATGTCGTCTCCAAACACACAAGTGTTGGACCAGTCGATGAAAAGACTTGGGCCACGCTTGGGACAACGATTAGCATAGATCAAAGCACACAGAATGAATGTCATAAGGGGGAACGTAAATCCATTCCCCATCGTTGACACCATGGCTGGTGTTATGTCCTCTCCCGAAGGAAGAGTGATCAACGGGCTCCGTAATTTCATGAGGAGCCAGTACCACTCAGGAGGCATAAGCGCACGTACTAAATCAGGCGTAAACATATCTGAGGCGCTCTTTAAATCGATGGTTGCAATACCACCGACCAAAGAACCCCTATGGGCCATTAGCTTGTTTTTCGGCTGTTGGTCACGAATGTCTAAACCGATGTAGCGAAGAGTGTCTTCAAGATAACGACCAGCAGCAAGCTGCATGGCCATGTTCCCGAGAGGCTCTATCGCAATGGTACGGTGTGTTTCTTCGTTTTTTGGAACAGTGCTCAGAAGCGAACCCTTCACCTCGACGATCCCCTGACTTCCGTTCTGCTCATCCATGAGCTGAAAGTAGTGGTTATGACGTCGAAGTTGTGAAACGAAGGGCTTGCAAAGTGTTGTACAGGTCATACTTTGGCCGACTTTATCTGCAGCATGACTGTTCTCGACTCCATTACTGGAGCCTTTACTGAATCGCCACTGGTCGAGCAAGGCACGTACATCGAGAACCTCTTGAATGTTGTCGTCGTTTAAAGACGTCGTATGGCGCTCTAACATTGTCGTTATGAAATGTCGAGCATCCGCGACAATCTGCGGCGGCAAAGTAATGGAGGTGGATCCAACAAGGTCGTTCAGGGTTTTAAAATCCTGGACGGCTTTAATGGCTAACTCTTTGTCATTTGCGCATGAAGCTTTCTTGCGCATCCTGTTTCTAAGTCTGTCAACGGCGTACTGTTTCTTATCACAGTACGGGGTTTTACGACCCAACTCTTCTGACATGATTTCGAACAATGCGGATAGCATATGCTCGTGGACATCATCTTTTCTCATAAGGAGACCTCAATGAGTTGACGGCCCCGTAGGGCCCCTAGTTAACCTAAAACGCCTGTCACTGTCGTGTCAGCGATACCCGAAGCTGCTTGACTACCTGCACCGAAGTGTAGGGAAATCATAGCCCGGAGATCTTCTGGCTCATACGTGTCGACGCCAGCCGGCACCTGGATGGTCGTAGTAATATTCATGACCATCGAAGTTTGGTTGGCAGCCGGTGAAGCACCTTTACGAGTAATCAACTTGTAGGTGTTAACCGGGACGTTCTTGATGATGCCCGTAACAGGGTTAGCTTGCGGCAAGGTACGCAAGACCGGAGGACGGAAGAAGCTAACACTGAACGGTTTACTGATCGTGTTAACATCGACGCCTGTCTGAGTACCACCCAGCGCTGAAATGGTGTATTGTTTACCATTCACGTTAGGGGCGGTATCAGTGGTCAGAGTGTAAGTCGGGGACGTAAGTCCCGCGACTGTCGCGCCTGTTACTGGTGAAGTTAGAGCAAAAGTCATGAATGACTCCTAAAGATTTGCACATAGTGCGTTAAGTCGCCTCGTCACTTAACAAGGACGGCTGCAAGGTTCAGCAGTTTAGAAATGCTGTTCCGGGAGATCTCATCAGCGGTTTTAACGCGCAGTTGAGAC